ATTGGCCGCATGTACGGTCATCCCGATCTTGTCGTTGCCATGAATGAGTCGCTCAGCCTGGAGCTGGCGACCCTGTGTCTTGAACTCAACGCCCACCAGGGCGGCCTGCCCGATGTCGTCGAACTGATCCCGGCCGGCCAGCAGGTCATTGGCCGAGACGGCCGCGCCTGGTTGAACGATCAGCCGCAGGCCGTCGTCGATGCATTTGCTGCAGATGGCAAGGATCTGCCCGTCGACATCAATCACTCGACCGAGTTGAAAGCGCCTAAGGGTGATCCCTCACCGGCTGCCGGCTGGATCAGCAAGCTGGAAGTCCGCGACGGCGGTGCGATCTGGGGTCACGTGAGCTGGACCGACGCCGGACGCAATTCCCTGCAGGCGCGCGAGTACCGCTACCTGTCACCGACCTTCCTGTTCGAACGCGAGACCGGCCGCATCACCCGGATGCGCTCGGTGGGCCTGGTCAACAACCCCAATCTGCTGCTGCCGGCGCTCAATCAGGAGAGTTTATTCATGCAAGCCAGCGATCTGGGGCGCCTGCTGACGCGCCTCATGAAAGAAAAGAACGTCTCGCCCGCCCAGCTCGCCAGCGCTGGCGGCATCAGCGAATCCACGATGGGCGAAATTCTGCGCGGCGAGATCGCCCGTCCACCGGAAAATCGCCTGGCCGGCTTCGCCCGGGTGCTGGGCGTGTCGGTCGACACCATCAAGAAAACCTTACCCGCAAACAATGGAGAAGATTCCATGAACCTTTCAAAAGCCATGTGTGCCGCCCTAGGGCTGGCTGATAACGCCACCGAGGAACAGGCCATCAACGCCATCAACCAGCTGCGGGCCGAGATCGACACCGCCCGCAACGCCCAGCAGACCCCCTCGCTGGATCTGTACGTGCCGCGCGCCGACTACGACGCCCAGGTCCAGCGCGCCACCAACGCTGAACAGGAGCTGGCGTCGATCAAGACCGAGGCCCGGGAAGCTGAAATCAAGACCGAGATCGAGGCGGCGCTGAACGCCGGCAAGATCACCCCGGCCAGCGTCGAGTTCTACACCGCCAGCTGTGCCCAGGAGGGCGGCCTGGAGCGCTTCCGGAAGTTCTGCGAGAGCGCGCCGCAGATCGTGCCGGACACCGAGCTGGACCACAAGAAGCCCGAGGGCGACGGCACGGCGCTGAACGCCGAAGCCCAGGCCGTGGCCGACCAGTTCGGCAACTCGGTCGAGGACATCAAGAAGTACGGCCAGGCATAACCTGGTCGGGATCACCACCTCTATATAGGAGAGAAACATCATGGCTCTGACAGCCGATCGCAATACCCCCAAAAAAGACGGTGAGCTGATCTCCGTCCCCGTGGCCGCCAACGCCAAGTGCTTCGCCGGCGGGTTGGCTGTCGCGGACGCCAATGGCTACGCCGCACCCGGTTCCACAGCGCTGAACCTGACCTACCTGGGCCGCTTTGAGGAGCAGGTGGACAACACCGGTGGCGCCAACGGCGACAAGTCCGTGTTGGTCAGCCGTGGCAAGGCCTTCAAGTTCGGCAACTCGGGCGCTGACCCGGTTACCCAGGCCAGCCTCGGCAAGGTCTGCTACATCGTCGACGACGAAACCGTGGCGGCCACCGACGGCGTCGGCACCCGGTCCGCCGCCGGCGTCGTAATCGCCCTGGATACCAACGGCGTCTGGATTCAGTAACCCGGCACACCCCTACTCGGAGATAACGCAATCATGAAATCTGTCCTCACTTTCCTCTCGATGCTGGCCGCCAGCGTGCTGGTCTCTGCCGCCGCGTTTGCGGTCAGCGCTCCCATCCCTGACCTGGCCGCCCTGACCAGTTCGCACGCCAACCCGGTGCTGTCCGATGCCCTGCCGATGTTCGGCCTGGCCGGCCTTCTGGTGAACAAGAACACGCTCAGCAACGTCTTCATCAACCTGAAGACCACGTTCAACAAGGCCTTCGATGCAGCACCGAGTGATTGGCAGCAGACCGCCATGCTGGTGCCGTCCGGATCGAGTCAGAACGATTACTCCTGGCTGTCGCGCTTCCCCCGCATGCGCAAGTGGATCGGCGACAAGGTGGTCAAGGCGCTGTCGGCCTTCAAGTACACCATCGTCAACGATGACTGGGAAGCGACCGTCGAGGTTGACCGCAACCACATCGAGGACGATACCCTGGGGATCTACGCACCACAGGCACAGGAAGCCGGGTTCTCCTCCAAACAGCTCCCGGATGAGATTGTTTCGGAACTGAAAAACGCCGCGTTCACCAGCCCGTGTTACGACGGCCAGTTCTTCTACGACACCGATCACCCGGTGGGTGATGGTAATGGCGGCACAACGCTGTTCAGCAACAAAGGCACTGCCAAACTGTCGGCTGCGACAGTGGCCGCCGCCAAGGGCAGCTATGGTGCGGCACGTACCGCCATCATGAAGTTCACCGACGACGAAGCGCGCCCCCTGGCGCTGGTACCCGATACCCTGGAGGTACCGCCGGCCCTGGAGACCACCGCCCGCGTGCTGTTGGAGAACGATGAACTGGAGGATGGCACCAAGAACCCCTTCAAGGGCACCGCCAAGGTCCTGGTCAATCCGCGCCTCACCTCCGACACGGCCTGGTTCCTGCACGTCACCAGCCGCCCGGTCAAGCCGTTCATCTACCAGGAACGCAAGAAGCCGGTGTTCGTCTCACAGACGGACATGAACGCCGACGACGTATTCAACCGCCGCATGTACAAGTTCGGCGCCGAAGCCCGCGCCGCCGGTGGCTACGCCTTCTGGCAGATGAGCTACGGCTCGGACGGCACCGTATAAGCGAATACCACGCCGCTGGCTGTTGATCCGCAGGGGGTGTCTGTCACCCCTGCGGGGAAGCCGGGACAGACTTAACCGGTGAACCTTCGCGTGTTGGATAGCCGGGGATTGGTGTAGGAAGAACACGCACCCATTCACGTGAGGAGTCAACCGATGGCAGGCAAGACAGAAACCCAAAACGCAGGCGGCAAGAAGCCCGCCCTGAAAATCCACGCCACACAGGACAGCCGCTGGCGCGCCGGCATGAACTTCGGCCGCGAGCCACAGACGATTCTGGTATCGAAACTGAGCAAGAAGAAGATCGAGTTGCTGAAGTCCGATCCGATGCTGGTTGTGACGGAAATCGAGGTCTGAAGGACCGCAAACGATGAGCGAAATGGAAAAGGTCAACGGGCGTTGGGAGTACACGGCCTACGTCGTGGCAGGAACGAGCGATGTGCTATATCCGCCGCGTTTGGCTGAGCACAAGCCTGCTTCCATCGGTGTGTCGCCGGGTGCGGGTGGGACTGTGCTGGTTGAATATACCCTGGCCTCACGCGCTGCGGTCGAGGCAGACCCAAACGCCGTAACGTGGCGACCGTGGCCGATTGCCACTACATCAATTGACAGCGATGATGTGCTGGATAGCCCCGTGACAGCACTACGTGTGACAGCAAACATCGCCGACGCGTCATGGGAAGTCCTGCTGTGAACGGAGTGTTCCGCGGACGCAAACCTGTGCGAGCCATCGTTGATATCGCGCCGGCCTCACCTGTCGTGATTATGTCGCCTATTGCTGGCGATCCTGACACGGGGTCTGAGCAAAGCATTTCCGGCTTCATCCACATTGTGACCGGGTTTTTACTGCCTCGCCCCGGCATCGTCACGGAAGTCCACATGATCTGCCAGGGGAATACCGGTACCGGGGTGGGCCGAAATGTACGATGCAGTATTTGTTCAGTGGTTCCAGAACCGGCGGCAAGTGCTGGTCTCAAGCACAACACAACACTGTACACGGGTTTAACAAGTGTTGCGGATAATGTTGCTGGAGACGTCACACTACTATCAGGTGGATCAGTCGATGTTCCGTCACAGTTTGTGGTCGCCATAAAGGCACCGTTCAAATCATTACCCGCAGAACAAATCAATGTGCAAAACGCAATGTCCGCCGGTCCTGTGCCTGGGGTTGTTGGTACCACTCAATTTGTTAGCGCGGCAACGTATATTTTCAATACGACTGATTTCGCAGATCCACCTGGCCAGGTCGTGCCAGGTGATTATCTGCTGCCATCAGGATTCAAGGGGCTTTCGGTTTATATCAAGTGGAAAGCGGCATAATGATTAACCTGTATATACCTTCAAAAAATTCTTCGTCAGATTTTCAGGATCAGCTTGCTGCATTGGGCCTGTTTGTCACGCACAAGAATGCTGAGGTGTGGGTAGACGGGACTCCCGAACAGGAAGCTGCAGCTCAAGCGCTGGCATCGACATACGACTTCTCAGCCGGTGTCATCAAGGATCGTCAGGCGGTGTTTACGTCCGCAATTCAGGACCATCTTGATGCCGCCGCACAGAAAGCCGGCTACGACGATATTGTGTCAGCATCGTCATATGCCGGGTACACCAACCCCTACCAGGCTGAAGGACAGTCATTTTTGACGTGGCGTGGCGCTGTCTGGGAATACGCCTACACACAGATGCAAGCTGTTGTGGCAGGCACACGCACAGAACCCACTGTTGACGAACTGATAGCCGAGCTGCCGGTAAGAGTCTGATGCATTACACGCTACGCAACGATATTACGGTAGGCCGCTGGACTATTCCAAAAGGCTTTGTCTCGGACCGATGCACGTGGGCACCAGACCGCTGGTTCGGTATCGATCTGTCGCCCGCCTGTATCCTGCACGATTTTCTGCGGCGTTACGCCATTGTGTCCGTCCGCGAGGCGGATCGCGAGTTGCACGCTCAGTTGCTGGCGCTGGGCGCACCGCGCTGGCTGGCTCGCTTCTATTGGTTCGCGGTAAAAGTCACTCGGCCGTGGTTTCGGCGCACGCAGACACTGCCGTGGGCCTGGAGGTCCTATCGATTCCCTAAGGCGATAACAAAATGATCTACGCCACCCCACAAAACCTGCTCGACTGGTTCGATGCCCAGGAACTCGCGCAGCTCGCGACACCAAAACGCTACCCGGTCATCGACACCGTCCTCCTGGAACTCACCGTCTCCGGCGGCGATCGCTCGGCCTACACGCAAGCCGAGATTGATGCAGCCGATGCCGCCCTGGTCGTGATCAACGAAGCGCTGGATGCCGCCGACGCCGTCATCGATTCCTATGTCGGCAAGCGCTACACACTGCCACTGTCGCAAGTGCAGATCGACGCCAGCCCGTTGCCGCGCCACGCGGGCGATATCGCCCGCTACCAGCTCACCGATGACCAGGAGGTCGATACCATCACCAAGCGCTATGACCGCGCCCTGCGTTGGCTGCGAGATCTGGCCGACGGCAAGGCCAGCATCGGCGCCGGTGAGCCGGTGGCCGCCAGTGCCGGCGCCGTGGTGGTCTCAGGTCCGGAACGGATCTTCACCCGCAACACGCTCAAGGGGCTGTAATGACCGGCGCACGCTTCAGTATCGAGATGCAGGGCATGGACCGGGTTCGCGCTGTGTTACGGCGCATGGTCAAGCCAAACCTGCGGCCGCTGCTCGATGCACTTGGCGCGGAAGGCGAGGCACAGACGCGCCGGCGGATCGACGAAGAAAAGACCGCCCCCGACGGCACGCCCTGGGCGCCGCTATCACCCGCCTACCAGGCCCGCAAGGACAAACTCAAGCCCGGTGTCGGCCTACTCGAATATGAGGGCCATCTGCGCGACAGCCTGACCTACAACGTGATCGGCGATGACGAAGTCGAATGGGGTAGCAACCGTGTGTATGCAGCGATTCACCAGTTTAGTGGCGAGGAGGTCGGGATAAACATTCCGGCACGGCCCTACCTTGGCCTGTCCCAGGAAAACCAGGCTGACATGGACGCCATCGTGACGGACTGGGCGCGAGGGCTGATCACATGACGATACGCCAAGCCATCGAGCAACAGATCAAGGCACAGGACACCGCGAACAACTTCCGCGAAGTGGCCGGTGCTGCGAACCTGCGCGGCGTACTGGAATCACGCGTCTCAGCACCGGCCTGCTACGTGTTCCGGCTGCGTAACAGCGCCGGTACCAACACCCTTGACATGGGCGTCTCGCAACGCGTCGTGGAAAGCTACGCCGTTGTCGTGGTCACCAGCAACCGGCGTGATGCACGCGGTGGAGACAGCTCGGATGAAAACGAAGCGCTATGCCAGCAGATCGACGCCGCCCTGCTCAACTGGACGCCCGACCCGAACGCCGAACCATTGGAATACGGCGGAGGCAGCCTGGTCAGCATCGCCAACGGTTACATGTACTGGCAGGACATCTACACCACAGCGCGGTTCCGCCGCGCACTCTGAGGAGACAGCACGATGAAAGAAGGTGGTAGCTACATCAAGGACAAGGGGAAAAAGCCCCGTCTGGTCGAGCGAACGAAAGATCACCCGGAGGGCAATCGGCCTCGGGATCCAGAGGGGAAACCCTTGGACGTACCGCCGCCAACGTCCTCGACGACCAAGAAATCGAAAGGTAAGGAGTAAATCATTATGGCGCTCAAGTTTCGTAAGAAAATCGTGCTGTTTGCCATTGAGGGGACGTATGGCACCGATGCAGCACCAAACAGCGTTGTCAACGCGATTCTGACCAAAGGATTGACGATCCAGCCAATGGAGGGCGAGACCGTAAACCGCGACGTGGATCGCCCAACGCTTGGAAACGACCTTGCCATCCATGTGGGTACCCACGTTGTCGCGGAGTTTGATGTTGAATTTGCCGGGAGCGGTACAGCCGATACCCCGCCAGCCTGGGGCGCACTGATGCGCGCTTGCGGTATGGCACAGACTATTAATCTTGCCGTCGACGTACAGTATGACCCGGTCAGTACCAATGAAGAGTCTGGCACAATGTACATCCACCTGGACGGCCAGAAACACGCAATGGTGGGTGCGCGTGGAACCTGGTCGATCGCGATCGACCCGAAAGGCGTCCCCTACCTGAAGTTCAGGTTCACAGGACTATGGGTCGATCCCGCCTCGGTCGCGGACCCTGTACCGAACTTTGGCATGTTCATGACGCCACTTGCCGTGACAAATACCAACACGCCGACTTTCACGCTACACGGAAACACGTTCAACCTGCTTGGCCTGACACTGGATCAGGCGAACGATGTGGTCTACCGCAATGTCGTCGGCAGCGAGTCGGTGCAGATCGTCGACCGCACGCCGGCCGGCAAGGTCACCATCGAGGCGCCGCCGCTGTCCACCTTCAACGTGTTCACGACCGCCAAGGCCAACACCACCGGCGCCCTGCAGCTTGTGCATGGCACGGTGGCAGGCAACATCGTCCAGGTGGATGCACCGACCGTACAGCTGCTATCGCCGAACTACGGCGAGTCTGACGGAATTCGCACGGTGGAAATGGACCTGTCGCTGATCCCGTCAAGCGTCGGCGACGACGAAATCAAGATCACCACCAAGTAATCCTACAGCCTATATCAGGAGCCGTTAACCTATGTTTAAACTGTCATCCAACACGACCTTTAAACGTGAAATCACCGTGGTGATCCCGACCGATGAAGGCTCATCGAAGGGCACATTCACCGCAACCTTCAAGCGACTGCCTCAGTCGCGCATCGATACGCTGGTAGACGATCAATCGGATGAAGGCGGTGATCGCCAGCTGCTGGATGAAATCCTGGTGGCCGTCGACGGCATTGCTGACGCGAATGGGGATCCGATGCCATCGGATGAAAAAACCCTCGATATGGTCAAGGACGATGCGTGCGCGCGCGTCGCCCTGGTTACCGACTACTTCCACGCCATCCAGTCAAAGAATCAGCGAAAAAACTGATCGACGCCGCCCGTCACTGGGCGGCGAGGAAACCGGTCGGTAACGATGAAGTGGAGGCGGACCTGGAAGCCTGGGGCGCCTCCGATGACGTTAAGTCAGCCTATGACAAAGCACAGGAAGCGGATGAATTCGAAGTCTGGGCGGAAAACTGGGACACGGTGCAACTGTTCCTGCTGGTACAGACACAGTGGCGCACCGGATCGATGGGTGGCGTGATCGGATTGGACTACACCGCCATCGCCAGTGCGGTGAGATTTGCTGAGGTGGATGTCACGCCAGAGATATTTGACGGGTTGCGCATTATGGAATCTGCCGCTGTGACAGCGCTTAATGAGGAAACGCAAAGTTCATAACTTGGACGCGAAAATCACATATAGGATTCCAGCGACGAATGCCATCTGCCACCAGCCACTTCCACTGGCAATGATCGCCGCAATAAACAGCATGACGAACGAAAGCCTGATTACAAAACTGAATATGAAACCCATGCGTGGAGTATAGCAGGTGTCGGATCTTGAGCTAAAGCTACGCCTTAGAGCTGATGGGAAGGGCTTCGTTGGCGAAGTAACCAAAGCAGACAAGACGATTGGGCAATTTAGCCAAAGTATTGACAAATCAGGGAAAGCGTCGTCACGGGCGTCGTCTGGCTATACCTCTGCTGCAAAAGGCATTAACTCCATCTCCCGACAGCTGAGCATTGCCCAAAAATCGCTGCTCAGTTTTATCGGCGCGCAACAGGCAATACGGGTCACGAAGTCGCTGATCAATCTGGCAGACCAATATACTTTAGTCAATGCGCGTTTACGCCTGGTCGCCCCGTCAACGAGAGAATTCGCCACAGCACAAGGCGAGTTATTTGAAATCGCGCAGCAGACACGTACAAGCTTCGACGGCACGGTAGAAACCTATACCAGGCTGGCGCGTGCGACCCAATCACTCGGTATTTCATCATCCCAATTGGCATCTGTCACAAGGACTATCAACCAGGCGCTTGTTGTCAGCGGGACCTCCGCAGAGTCCGCCAATGCGGCACTCATACAGCTAGGCCAGGGTCTTGCGTCAGGGACGCTGAGAGGCGAAGAGTTGAATTCTGTGCTGGAACAAGCACCAAGACTCGCGGAAGCCATCGCAAAAGGTATGGGGAAAACGGTCGGCCAGTTACGACTGCTTGGCGCACAAGGCAGGATCACTGCGGAGAATGTTGTCAGCTCATTGCTTAATCAGCGAAAAGCAGTTGAGACGGAATTTAACCAAATGCCTATTACCGTCGGTCAAGCGCTAGTTAAGGTAAGTAACAGGTTTGAAACTTTCATTGGAAATATCAGCCGATCAACCGGCGCGACAAAAAGCCTTGCGGGCGCGATCTCAACCCTGGCGGACAATATCAATGTCCTCGGCAACGCTATTGTCACCCTAAGCAAAATTGCATTGGTGGCGTTCGCCGCAAGGTTCCTGAATGCCGCAAAACCACTCGCAAAATTCGCGACAGCTATGAACCTGGTGAAGGGTGCCGCAAAGGCATTGGTTCCCGTCTTGCAGCTCGGACTCGTAGCCGCAGTCACCGCGATGGCTTCGCCATTAAAAACGGCATCCGTGGCGTTCACGCTCCTGACGCGTGGCATCGCGGCCAGTACGACTGCTACAAGAATATTATTTCAATTTATTTTTTAGTTCTTCTTTATTAGGAACTCCAGTAAATTCCAACTTTTCATTTATTACAATCCCTGGAGCCGTCATTACCTGATATTTTTGTAGAATATCTGGATTT